ATGAATATCAGAACTTCCCATCAGTTGTTTCTGCATATCTGTATACTTATTCAGAACTTCAGTGAGATTTTTAATTTCTTTTTTATCTCCCTCTTTCATTGCCTGGGCTAATTTCAGCTTATGTTCTGCAGCTGTTGTTGAAATCCTCTTCAATCTTCTAGCTTTATCTGTATCACCATTATCTTCAATTTCATAAATCTTTTTATTCACACTTATAGACGAAGGTGATTTATTAAAAGATTGTGATGCTTTGGCTTCATAGTCATCTATCGAGTCATCACTGCCTTCATAAGTTAATCCCATTAACTCTGCTGCTTTTCTTCTCATTCCTAATACATCAGGAATGAGATTTAATAATTTCTTGCTTATTTTATCTTTCAAAGTTAATAGAAAACCTTTAAAAGAGAAATTACCAGCTTCATTAGTGTTTTCCGTAATACTGTCTCTTGTATCATCAAACAACCCAATTAATGGTTTTACAATAGGCATAGATGTCGCTATTTCGATTAACCCCTCTTTATATTGTCCAGAAAACACTTTTTGAAAACCACCAACCATTTGAATTAGGTCCTTTACACCGGGGATTTTTTTAACACCTTCAAATAATTTTGCAAGAGCGCCCTTAAATGTAAAATTACCAGCTGTTTGGTTTTCTTTAGCGATTGTTTCGTCCGACTTTTTGGTGTCTCTAATAGCGTTAAATACATCTATACCTATTGAAATAGCAGTACCGATACCAGGCACAAGTCCAACAAGGCCACTTGCCAGTTCTAATAAACCACCCTTCCAATCACCAGCCTTAAATCTTTGAAAAGCAAACGCCCCACTAATAATCAAACCAAGACCCGGTATCCTTTTAAATACCTTCAAACCCTTTGCAAAAAATTTAGCCATTTTACCAGAGAGAATTTTGAATATCCCTTTGCCACTACTTTTGCCTAATACTTTACCAAAGGTTTTTCCTATACTTTTCTTCATTGATAAAATTATATTATCTAAAGAACCTCTAAGGTTTTTAAATAAATTACCTAAGGGTTCTAGAAGACTGGTAATTTTTTTACCCAATGGTTGAAATTTCTTCGCTAGGTCAGGTCCTATTTTTTCAAAAACACCAACAATCATTTTATTAATAGGTTTTAAAATGTTTTTATCAATTATTTTACCAATTAGTGAAAAACCCCTAAGCCCTGTTTTTAACATATTACTACCTAAAAGTTTCAACGTACCTCTCCATTTAGAAGACTCTGTCAGACCTTTATATAAAGCATATATACCACCAGCGACCATTGCAGAAGATCCAAGAAGGAGTTTGGGTATGAATCCCAAACTTTCATCTACAGAACTTTGTTTTGTTGCCTTATTTAAATTTTTAGGTGATGTATTAATATATTTGCCGAGTTTTAATAGTACAGAGTCAGATATATCAATAATTTTAACAGGACTTGGTTTATCGTCCTTGAAGAAGCTTTTTTCTTTCCCTATTTCAGGATCTCTTTCCTTCAATGAAGGGGGTTGTTTTTTAACAGGAGTAGAATTATTCGATGTATTATTTGTTTTTGATAAATTTTCTAATTTCTTTCTAAATTCTTCTCTATCTTTTCTTGAAATACCGAGAACATCAGCCATTGAAACTGTACTTTTTGAAATACTATTCAATCTATCTGTTATGTTTTCTATAGATTTTTTGAGAGTTTTAGATGTAGATTTTTGTAGTTTTTTATCAGATGCAAAGAGTGCACCAATAACTCCATAAGGAGAAAGATCTGTAAAATCTATTTCCTTTAATATATCTCCAACTGTGTCTTTGTCAGCCATATAATTATTTATATGATAGGAGTGTTATAATCTAAGTATATTCATAAGGAGTGTGGTTGTGCAAATTCTGTTGTTTGCTTTCATCCTCTGCTTTTTTGCTTTCTTCGATAAATTGACGATGTTCGGCGAGGAGTATATTTAATTCTACTGGTGTTATAGATTCTAGATAACTCGCTTCAAACCCTGCCAGGTGTACTAATAAATAAATTTGTTTATATACATCGACAAGGTTATTACCAACAATCAATCGAAGAAACTGGTAAAAAAAGTTGCATCCAGCGTTAACTGGTATTCAAACTCCTCTGTTTCTCCGCCTATATTTGTTTTCTTATTGAGAATTGTAATTTTTTCTATCTCGTTATTAATTTTTTCCATATATTTAATTACATTTTCAACGGTTTTAGAAGGCATCTTTTCAACAATCTGTGTTCTCTCTTTAAACGAATATTCATTTAACTCAATTACCACAGGATCTGCATTGGTAGAAGATATAACTTCAATTTTTTCAATATATTTAATTAGTTCACCTATAAATTTTTCCCCAAATTTTTCCCTCAACTGTTCTGGTGTGGTAATTTCAACATCATCATCGAGTGATCTCAACTCTTCTTCCATCCTTACTTCAGTTAATATGTTGGGTATATTGCAGTGTACTACATAATTACCAATCTTAAAAACCTCTTTTTCGATGTTATTAACATGTTTTTTGGCTTTTTTTAGAACATCAGAAATTTTAAAAGAAGATTTATATTTCTTCCCACTTTCTTTCTTTGATTCTAATTCAATTTTTATCTCATCACCTATACTAACACTTCTAAGATGTAATAAAATAAACATTTTATCGATTAATGTTAACTTATCTACTTCGATTTCTTCTGTACAATTTTCTTTTATAATATGATAAAACGTTCTAATAAAAACACTATTATACAAAGGCTCATCAATAGTACTTTTTAATAGTCTTTTATGTTGGGCTGTTGATAATTCCCTAAAATATACATCTTTTGTGATGCTGGGAATATAAACAGGAAATGAATAAGATTCATTATTGCGATCTAAAATATTTAAAATGTTTTCTAGTTTGTCTTTTTTTTCTTCAGTCATAAAATTTTTTCCTATGCAAATACTTACATGCATGTTTTATTAAGTCACCGCTGGATTTTATTTGTAAGTTTCAGGAGTGTCTTTTGAATTGGGAATATGATCATCTTTAACCCCTGTAAAAAATACTGGTGTATCAGATTGATTTATCTTTACATCATCAGAATATGATCTTAATGTGTTTGGTGTATCATTTACTGGAGGTAATACCTGTGCAAATTCTGCGTCGTTTTTAGCAATATTTACCTGATCGTTTACAACATCATTTAAATTTCTATTTGCAGTACCTCCTTCGAAACTTACATTTGAAATAATATGATCATTTTTTGGAGGTATGATTTCGTCATTATTATTTAATCTGTTGAACACCGGTATATCACTTGGATTAACGTTCACACTACCTGCAAGAGCCACAGAAGTTCTGTTTACAGACGCAATATTGTTATTGTTAGATTCCCCTTGTAATCTTCCCTGAAAGGCTGCTGTTGATGTGCCTACTAAGTTAGTTACCGTATTTGAAATTAATCCAGTGGCAGCAGATATTGCAGATGACTTTATTGTTTTCAACAGCGTATCTGTGTTAAACACCCTATCCAATGTGCTTAAAAGATCATTATCATTTATAAGCTGTCCTGACTTCATTGTATAAGAATCATAATGCCACATAACCTCCCGAACGACAATGTCATTACCAGAGTATGTATATGGTTCTGATTCTACGCTAATAGGTACACAATTATGGAGTGTAATAATTTTTCGAGGTTTAAATTGTGTATTTGTCCCCGCTTTGGCAAAGTTAATCATGGTTATGTTAACTTTTGGAGCAGATTTTAAACTAAGATAAGAAGCCACAATTTGCCAAGGTCTAATTACAAAATCTGTAAAGCTATAGTTTGTTTCAAGATATGCAATTTTTGCAGGTTCGAGAGGTGTTCTTGCCGCTCCTATACCACCTCCAAGAAATCCTCCATTTATTGCATTGCGAGAAACCTCAAACGAATCTCCAGGTACTGAACATTCTTGTACTAATAAGGCGGCTTTGGCACCTCTAAAATCTATACTTGACTGAGAAGCCGTAAATCCTAAAGATAAATCATGCGAACCAGCCTGATAGTTTAGATCTAATTCTTCTGCTTTCGAAACTATGTTTTGAGGTATTGCGTCTAAAAAACACAGCCAAAGAGGTTTTACCGGTACTGTGTTACTAGTTTGTAATAGATTGCCTAAAAAATATCCATAAGCGTCTTGAATGTTTTGTGAAACTATTTCAGGTCCACCATCACCTAAAACAGTAGAAAGCCCTTGATTGGCTAATCGCCTACCAAGAGCTTCAAATCCGCCAGGTTTTAATGTATCATTAACTGTATCTAGTAATCCCATGTTAATATTTAGGGATTAAAGATAATATTATTGATCTATTCTGTAATATTGATATGCAAAGATTGCAGGCATAGTTAAAATAGTACCAGCATCTGTTACATTATAACTAAGTTCACCCACAGTAACTGGGTATAAACCAACAAAGGTATATCGTCTTAGAGGTTGTAAATCTTTACCAAGCAAATCAAAGGTTGCTTGCTCAACAGGTACACCATATTTACCTGTACTTGTTTCATCGTCCCAAATTTCTTTAACGTAATTTTCCATCTTTTGACGAATATTTGCACCCTCGTCCACTCTGAAATTAACAGTCCACGCAGAACTATTATCATATTTCACAGTACCTGGTACGTTAAAGTCTAAACCGAAAAACGGAACGGTTTGGCTTTGGATTGTTTTGCCTGGAAGAGTTGTTGACTCGACATAAAGCAAGTCCTTCTCCGTAAACGGACCTAGGGTTCTTACCTTAAATTGGAAGTTACGGGCGAACTCTTTCTCTTGGACTGCTGCATAAAAATCTTGAATTGACATATTTAATTTTCTCCTATGTGATTATACTTATGGAAAATGGTGGAAATTGATTAATATTAATAAAACAAAACCCTAATCTTTCGAAAAGGGGTTGAATTTTTGTCTGCTAATCTTTATAGATTCATATGCTTCACTTAACAATTTTTCATCTTTACTTTTCATGATAATACTTATGAAAAAACAATCTTTTAAACTTTTTAATAAAAAAACCACTCTAAATAAATAGAGTGGTTTTTATTTGGTTTAGTTGTAAGAATTACACTCCAATAAGTTCACTGAAGTCATCACCTGTTCTAGTAGCGATGAAGTTGATAAGAATAAACTCTGCAGCTCTTACTGGTTTAAGGTAAATGTCAACAGTAAGTTCGTTTCTATCAATAACATCTGGTGTGTTATTACGTTCGTCGCAAACAATCAAGTAATCATACACACCTTGGTTATTCTTTGCATTTTCAAAGATAGGTGTAAGTACATTTACTAATCTTGTACGGGTGAATACTGTATTTGGTTCAAATACGAAATACTTCGCAACTTGTCTTGTTGCTTTTTCAAGTACAAGGAACAATCTACGAACATTAATTCTATCCAATGCAGAAGGTTTGGCTTGAAGTGTCTTTTGACCCATCACTACAAAACCATCACCAGGGAAGTTTGCAATTGGGTTAATGCTGTATCTGTAAAGCAAATCTCTCTCTTTTTGATTAGGGGAGATTGCAACATCTACAATATTACGAATAACACCGTTATTGAACCCTGAAGGGGCAATCCATGGTTGCAAGTTCGCATCTACACGAGCCATGATTGCTGCTTGGAATCCAGAGAAAGGAACCCAGTAGAACGAATCTGTTGTTGAATCATAATTCTTAACCCAGTTACCATATACCGCTCCATAATTGCTATTGGTTTGGTTAATAAGGTTTCTCAACGGAACAAGAATGTCTTGTGAGAATGAGCTTGTTTGAGCTGCCAATACTTTTGTATCTTTACCTTGTACAAAGATATTACGAAGAGGATCCATAATAAACATACAATCTTTACGTGTTTCTTTACAGAACGTATTAATTGAATTGAATACTTCTTGCCATCTTTCGTAAGAAGGATCTCCTGTAGCAACAGACTGGTTTGCGTTTTTAAGAGCAGATAGTGATACGAAGATTGTATCATCGAAGATATCTTGTCCATTTAAGTGTTCTGAACCGCTGCGTGAGTTATCAATGTAGTTAGATACAGCTTCAATTGTTGAAATACCTGCGTCAATTACAATGTCAAGAGGAACAAGATCTTTGTTATCCGCAAGTTTAAAACCGCGGTCTAATTTTGCAATACTATTACCGATGATTTTATATTGGGAATCAGTGCAAGGCTCATACTCACCAAGGGCTACAAGCTCATTGGTTGCATTAAGGCCACTGACTGAAGAAGCAATGGTTTGTATTTGTGTTGCATTAAGACCAGACAAGCTAAAACCATATATGGCAGAAAGATCACTAACATTTGTAAGTCCATCACCAGCCATTCTAACAATCTTACCAGCAAAATTACCTGCAAGAACTGGGTTAGTTTTTACTGAGATATAATCTTGTCCATATCTATCCACAGTGTTATCGAGGAACATTGTTCCTGGTTGTGGATTATAAGGTGTTAATTCTGTTCCAACTCTGGTTACATCAAGGGAACCAGGAATGGTAGATACCAATGTTTGACTCAAGACTGTTTTAGTTGCTCCGCCAGTTGATTGAAGGAAGTCAGGACGGAGTCTCATTAGAGTAAATTGAACCATATCATTATAACTTTCTTGTTCAAAGTTAAATCCAAGAGATGTTTCAATAATTTCAGATGTACTAAATACACTTCCTTCTGAAGTCAAATTGAATGAAATAGAAGAACTTGGTAATGTATAATCGCCACCGTTATTACGAGTTTGAATTGATTTAATCTTTTCGTATGTGGTGTCTGTTAATTCTGTATTGTCAGTTGCCGCTATGTAATAACCTGCAAATGTTTTTTCAACGTTTGACTTATTGTTATTTGTAACAATGAACGCACCATTTTGTAAAGTGGTTTGGTCATTTGCTACAATACCAGAAGCAGAATTATAAGTTGTAAGCCATGAAGAACCTGTTACAGTACCGATATCTCCATTTTGAAGTGCTTCAAAGGCACTAAGGGGAAGGGTTACTAAGTTAGGAGCTCCAACTACAACACCTTGATATGTTTGTTCATTTACCAAGTTAACATTATATGCTGTGTTTCCTGCTGAAAAAGTAGCAGATACATTTGGAATTACAGTATATGGATATACAAGAGCTGTATAATCATTACCTGTTCCTTCACCTGCGTCACTACCATAGGGCAGTCTATTAAATATTACATTGCCGGGGGATTGTAATACCTGACGGACGCTTGTGTATGCATATCTTTCTGCTGCATTAGTTGGGTAACCATAAATGCGTTCAAACTCAGAAACACTTGTAATGTTTAAAAGCTCATGTGTTGGACCTGTAGCAGCAAATCCTTGAATAAAAATGTTAGTACCCACAGTAAGTTGAGAGATATTGCTCAGATCAATTTCATTGATTTCAACACCTGGGCTTTCGATTGTTCTTGCCATAATTTAGTTTTCTCCTTTAAATCTTAAAACGATATACGTCTTTATAGATACTTATAGTTTTTTAATCGAGTTAGTTACTTTTTATACGAATAACATAAAACACCTTCCGATTAAAGAAGGTGTTTAATTGTTTAGGATGTTTTATGTTATTTATCAGTGTTTATATTTAACCTTTCAGTTCCAGGAGGATTATGAAACTTTTTTGGATCTTCAAGATATCGTTGATCGTTTTTATTTCCTTTAATATAAGACGATTGTAATTTTAGAATATATAATAATCGTTTAGCTTCAATTTCATCAAACCCTTCTGGATATTCTGGAATTTCTCGCAAGGCCCCTTCCAAATCCCCAGACACCAAACGATTATAAACAGCATCGACAACTAAAGGATCAGTAATACCAAATTCATCCAGTGTATTAATTACTTTTTCATGTTCATCCTTAGCTGGTGGGTTATCATATTTTGGCAAATTTTGTAAATTTTTAACGTCTCTTTCTCCAGAGGAACCACCAAAAAGTATATATTCTCCATCAGTTACTTTTTGAAGCTGATATTCTCCATCCCAAGTTGATGCTACGTCTTTTTCAAATTTTGTATAATTTTTACTTTTTAAAATTTCCACCTCTTCATCGCTAAAGTGTGAATATTGTTCATAAATTGAAGCATATGCTTCTTCTATTAGTTGTGTGTCATTTTTTCTTTTCATAAATTCTCCTGTTTAAATACTTATATTGTTTTGTTTTTTTAGCAAATCCCTACTAATTCCGCTTTAAGCTGGCTAAACGCAAAGCTCATACTACATTGTGCTTCATCTGGATCTCTATAACTATAATTAATTTCACCAAGGTTTGTAATAAAAGCATTTGTATATGTGAATTTTATTTTTTTATTGTTATATTCATCCAACCCAAATACAACCATATCTACTTGATAATCGGGATAAACTGATTTTCCATTTACTTTATTTACAATTTCATTGTGGGTTACTTTTTGAACAGTGTCTTTAGCATCTCTTGATGCTAAAATATTTGTTTGATCAAAATTTTTATATTGATTGAAATATGGATCCATGCCGGTATCTTCTACTTTATTCATTATGTCTAACCACTTCCACAAAAACCAATAATTCTTAAAATCATTATCAATGGTAAAATCCACATCAATTTCATCATAAGATTCTCTAGACATAGATGTCACTTTATATTGTTGTCCTTTCCAATCCACTGTTTCAGCAGGAACACTGATTCTAGGGACAGGAGAACCAAATATACTAATCTGTAAATCATTCAAGCCTAATTCTTTTGCAGTCTCTGCTAGTGCTAATGGTGGAGAGATAACAAGAATAAACTTGTCATTACGTGCTTTATTCGTAAAACTTTGTTGGGAAGTGCTCATACTATTATTTAGAAGAAAGACCAACCTTGTTGTAATAAATCAGCAGTTTCTTCATCTCCGCTTCCATTATCCATAAAATGTGCAGGAAGTGGTGCATTGTCTTGTAAATAAAAAGAATCTAACCGATAGAACTCAGGACCTTCTACATTCTCTTCTTCTAATTTTAGAGGCTTGCCATTATCATCCCAATCGAGAATGTTATAATATCCAGGTGCTACTTCTTCGTGCAAAATAAACAAAGCCCAGACCAAAGCCATTACTCTATCGTCTTTGTTATGTTTTCCATTAGCTTTTTTCCAGGTATTATTATTATGACGGACAAATGTTTCAAGCTCATGCACTAATGCAATATCTCTTACCTCAACACACCGCAGACTATTCATCCAATATCTCATGTTTGTAACACCTGTATATTTTGCATTGGTGTGGCTATACACACCCAACATATTAAATTTCTTTCGTGTTTCAGGATTATAAGATATTAATTTTTCATAATGGTGTGTTTTGGTTAAACAATCAATTACTTGACCACCGCAATTATTTCTTTCTACAGATATCCAAGGCCTTCCCCATTGATTGCAAAGTTTGAAAACTTCAGCTGAAAAATGATATGGGTCTAATTTTTCATTATGATATGTTGCAGCTTGCCTAATATCTTGAAGATTTGTTATATCTAAAACTTGACAGACAGAGGCCGCTTCGCCAACACCTTCACATACATCAACACCAATGGTATATATATGACCAGGAATTGGTTCTTCCCATATCTTATAATGACCATCATCCATTATAAATTTTGGGTCTAGAGAAGTTGATCTAAATGTTTCAATTGCTCCACCTCCAATTGCAGTTTCGCCCTTTTCAATAAAACTGCAATTAAATTCCTGTTCGAAGGCTTCTTCACTTCCAACGTCAGCCAGCATCATTTTTTTCCATTTTTTACCCCGGCCTGGAATTTCGTGCCAATTTATTTTTTCCATGTGCCAACCGTTCTCGCCCCTCTCTGCCCCAGTATACAATTCGTGGAATTTATTATTTGTTCCATTTGGTGTTGAGACCGCAAAAATCTTTGTATGTTTCGAAGAAGAAATTACAGGTATTACGGATTTCCAAAATTCATCAATTATATGTTCTTGTATATGTGCCGCCTCGTCAATCATCAAAATGTTTATTGACTGGCCACGAGCAGCAGAGCTTGATGTAGAACTAATTATAATACTGCTGTCGTTTTCAAATACTACTTCTGTTTTACCCCATTGTTTCACACCAGGTTTTAGCCAATTTGGCAATTGTTCATATGCCATTCTAATTCTTCTTAAAATCTCAATTGCAGTATCTTCTTTGTTTGCAACAATAAGTACTCTTTTATCACCCCAAAAACATGTATGCCAAAGCGCAAAAATGGTTAATATAGTTGTTTTTCCAGCTTGTCTGGAGCTAACTAGCACCATTCTATTATACAGAGCAGATGCTTTTAATACTTTTTTCTGTGCTGGGTATAAATCAATACATCTTTTACCTTCGTCCAATGTTGTAATGTAAAAATAATTTTCGGCAAAATAATCTATCTGATTAAAACATTTTTTATATTCCCTACCCATTTCTGGTGTAAAATTATATGATGCGCCCTGTGAAGGTAGGTTAGGATTATTGTTAAATATGTTATTATTCTGTGGCATGTTATGAAAATACTTATTATATAATTCAAAAAAGTAAACTAAAAGAGAGACTTTGGTGGGATTTTTTATAAATAATTACATGAAGAAAAACAATGACGAACAAAATATCCTTTCTGTCTATGAAAAAATGTATGGTTCAAAAAACACACCTGAGCAGGTAAATGAAGCCTTAGAAAATGCTCAAAGTGAATTACCCAAAAGAAGACGCCACAGAAGGGGTAGAAACAAACAAGTTTCTCAAACACCGACGCAAGAGAACGTAGTCATTGAAGAATCTAAATTGACCGACAATGGTCAAACATCTAAAAATAAAGGAGAAATTAACAACATGTCAAAATTTGATAACTTATTCAAAAAAGTATATAACGAACAATTCGAACCAGCGGCTGATGTCGATGTAGGTTTAGAATTCGGCGGAGAAGAAGGTTTAGGCGGAGAAGAAGGAATGGAGGGTGAAGACGATGTAACCCTTACAATCCCTCGTGAGCTCGCAGAAAAACTTAGCGAATTGCTAATGGGCGTCCTTGGTGGCGACGAAGAAGGCGAAGAAGGCGAAGATGAATTCGGAGACGAAGGCATGGACGACGACTTTGAAGAAGTGGAGGAAGGCGGCTTTGGTGAGTCTGCAATGGACAACACTGAAAAATTTGGCGAAGAAAAAGGTAAAACCCTTCAAAACGGCAATAAAGTAAAAGCACCTGGAAAGGGTCTAGGTGATGCACCTAATCCTCAAGCAGGAAATCGCGGAGCTTCTGCTTCCCAACGTCCTCAAAATCCAACACCTGCTCCTAAGCACCATGGTGGATAATAAAAACTTTTAGAAGTTTGACCAAAAGCCCCTTTAGCAATAGAGGGGCTTTTTTTATACAAATACATAAATAATTATATGGATAAACTACATTCAATAAATGATCAGAATACAGGTGTACTAATACCTAGATATAATTTAGACCCAGTATTATTCGATATACCTGATATGGGTCAACCAAGGCTAAATGGACAGTGCAAGGTTCACGTCCTTAGTGGTGTGGCAAGGATTTCATCTGTATGCCCCACAGAGTGGGCTGTAATCTTTGGGAAGTGTTTGACAGAGCCAGATCAAACCACCTTTGTAAATGTCTTAGTGGGTTTAGATAATGACAGAATGAATAAAATCAATTCCATGTCTCTTAATATGATAATCAGAGACTTGAATGATAAATATGTTGTAGGAACAAGACATCCAATCCGTTATATTTTAACTACAGAACCTTTAAAGAAAGAAGAGTTTGATCAGCTATACGCCCCGCTAGACGATAGATGGCTCAAATATATTATCAGAGACCAATATAACACACCTAAAATAACTCCAGTATTTTTAGAAAAAAAAAATGAACCAGAAGAAAAC